GTATCACCGTTGTTCAGCGTCAATGAGGTGCCATAGTCATAGTACCCAATGATTGGATCTGCTGGAGAAGAAACCGTATCATCAAAGATATAGATATAACGGAAGGGGCCAACCGTGCCAGAAGCAGTGAGCGTTAGATCTGCAACAACCAGCTTATATACACCACCAGACTGTGATGATGAGCTTGTAGTCAGGTTGCGAGAAGAACAATTGCTGTAGCTAATCTGTGTAAGATTGCCAACAATACCATTACCATCTGCGGTTGGATTGCTTGATTCACTTCCCGGCGCAGTATTTGTTAGGGCCACCGCAAGCTGGTCGCTTGCTAGATCCATATTGTGGACTGCGTTTACCACAAAATCGTTTACTTTGTTAAAGCTCGCCATTTAGATAACTCCTATCATGCTATGCGAATTATAGCAGATGTGGCATCCGCTACGGGGAATTGTATTTCAAAGGTACTATCACTAGCAACCCTGTCGCTTCCAAAGTCTAACACAGCAACAGCTTTATTGGAAGCACTCGCGTTATAGATCAGTGCCCCCCTTGCTGTAAAGCTTGCGTCAGTCCATGAAATATTATCAAAGTCCACAATAGCAGTTGTGCCAGAGGTCTTTGGAAATGTAGATGTCACTGTCAACGGCTTGCCCCCCGCAGTGTATGCCGTTCCAGTTGTGTTAGTAATTTCGTTGGATGTACTATACACAGTAGTATCCGCACCCAAAGACGCAGTACTAGAATACAAAGCTATCCTGAATGTATGTGCATCAAAATCATGCTCTGCCTGTAAAAGCTGAAGCTTAAAAGACGTACATGTTGTTTGAATTATTGCCATACCTTATCTCCTACGCGGCAGGTCGCCTGTATGTATCAGTTCTCAACTTGGCACCCAAAGAAGCCATATTGATAAGGGCTGATGAATATCTTTCGTTATACAACTGAACCATATCGCCTTCGCCCTTCATAAACGTATACGCTTCTATAAGAGATCCGTAAAGCAATGTCGCTTCCGCATTGTCACCAAGCCATGATGTGCCAGAGGTAACGATGGAAGGTGGATCATAATAGTAATGCAACTCCAAGTCGTATGCTGCATCAGGCGTAGGGCCAAGCAAGAAGTTGCCATTACCTGTAGCGGTATCCCCATCAAATATTGCGTAATACTGTGGCAATCCCTGCACTGTGGTATCAGGGTAGGCTTCCCGCACAAAGTTTACCTCTTTGTCCAAAAGGTAAGTATACGTTGTACCATTGATAATAGCTAAGGAGAACGTGGCTAGAAAGTCATCAGGCCTCGCAACATACTTATTGCCAGCGTTTACATTGCCTGTGACATTCCTGCGTAGCTCTGGAATAGTGATATCCCTAAAGATCCGCTCTTCAGCCTGACGCACAAAGTTAGGGATATTGGTCACAAAGGTACTCTCTGTGTTCTCCGTATAGTCTTTGATCGCTTGCGTCAGTTCTGAATAGTTCATTTGAACTTATTCCTCTTGGTACAGGTTATCGAATATTTTGTTGACATCCATAGTATAGTCTAAATCGGATTTTGAATAGTGTATATGTTGAGATGGCTTGAAGTCTGGGGCACCAGCGCCAGTCTCGAACCACGCAGGGTGAGTAACCCTTACACGATTGTTGGGCAGTGCAACCACATTACCAGTCCATTCTCCAGCATCTAGAAGCTGCATAACATGACTTTGTTTATGCTGCGCTGGATCATCTGCTATCTCGCTCTCAGAGTAATCAACAGTAAACATATACTTTGCAGGATACATATTCCCATCTATCTTTGCCAACCAAGGGCACGGTGTTGCCCTGTCTAAGACGTACACAGCGTGATTGTAGGACGAACAGTCCCAAGGCTGGGCATCATGCACAGCCATAGCAGAAGGCCACTCAGTGAGCGGCTCATCGGCTACAAGAGCGGTTATAGGCATTCTCGCCCACATTGCGCCACCGTGTACATTCTCATCTCCTTCTTCATCTGCCTCACATCCCGTAAAGATAACTTGAAAGCTCAAGCATCTATTTGGCATTGTCGTTACCGCTATTGCCATCGCATGTAAGAACTCGCCGTGGTATTGTTCATGATTGTGAGTATACTCACGGCGAACCCAACACTTGAAGTGCGGTATGTTACTCTGCAAATACGCCAATTAATTCCCCCCCAAATTAAATCTATCCGTTTTTGCGGAACCTCTGCGGCTTAGCTGCACCACTACCTCTTGCCATTGTGCCGCCAGCCATTTTTTTAGTTACACCACCCTTGGCATAACCTTTTTTCTTCATAGCCCCGCCTTTTGCGTAGCCCTTTTTCTTCATAGCGCCACCCATCATCTTCTTGGCAACGCCACCCTTTTTCATTTTTCCCACACCATCAGCCGCAAATGCTGGGACACTCTTCCCATTTTTTTTGACCATAGGCATCTTTCCACCTGATTTCATTGCCACAGGTTTTTTCTTTTTCATTGCGCCGCCAGCCATCTTCTTAGTGACGCCGCCTTTCTTATAACCCTTCTTCTTCATCATCACTTTAACTCCTAAGTTATGTTGATAGTAACAGTACCAACTTCAGCCTGCATAAACTGAAGATCGTTCCAAACAGGATTAAACCCAAACAAACCCCGACTCTCCTCTAAAGATGTGTCTGGTCTTGGGTTCTTCAGAGACTGAGGGTCATTTATTTTAACTCTGCCCAAGAAGTTTTGTGGCTGATCTGGGTCAACAACATCACGCCCAACCAGAAATCCAGTCTTCACGCCATTGTTAAACTCAGGCACAAGATCTGCCAAAGGGTATCTAAACCCTGTCTTGTCGCAGTAACCAAAAGCATATTTGCCTCTAGCGTAACTCATCACGCACCCATCATAAATGTGTTGAATGGAACGAACTTAATTGATGCTGTCTCTTCATCCTCACCAGCAGCAAGCTGGAACTGAAACTCGTACTCTTGCTTTAGGTTAGCCGCCATCTGAGGGTTCTTTTTCATAGCAATGTAATATGCCATGCCTGCAACCAAGCAGGGCACGAATCTAGGCGGTACAGAAGATATCGCTGCCCCAACTCCAGATGACAAACCATCAATACCCTTCAACCTAAAATATGATATTGTATAGGCTGTAGTATTATCTGGGACAGGCCACAGGGTTACTTTTGTTTCTGTCGGGAGCCTTTGGACGTAGATCTGGGTCGGCCTACCTTGCGTGTTTTTGTTTGTTTGCTGCGCGTAGGTTGCGACACTGACTCTTTCGAGCGACGTGTCGATTTGGTTTGTGCCCGTTCCAGTACGAATTTGATGTTCGATGATGTCGATTGTGTCCGTAGGAAGGGTATACGTTGCCGTACCCGCTGTAACAGCGAGCGTACCCGCTTCAATAGTGAAGAGATTAAGGCCACGGTTCTGCCACTCCAATGTTAAAAGGTTCAGACTTCTTCGTGCGGTTTTAAGGTCGTATCCAGTACGCATCTCAAGGCCAGCCCTTTCAAAAGCTTCCTCAAAAATCTCTGGCATGTCTGGGGTTACTACAGCCATTATGTCACTACGCTCCTAAACCGTTTGGTTTTCTTTGCAATTTTTTTAGGCTGCTTGGCAACCTGCTTGCCCTTCTTGGTGGCCTCGCGTTTCTTCTTCGTAGTAGCGGCGTACTCCGCAGAGGTCAAAGACTTGATAGCCTTCTCAGGAAGATATCGCTCGCCTGTAGCCTTGCTCCCTTGCGTCGATGGCTTGCCAGACTTTGTTCGCCACTTCTGCTTTGTCCAAGACTTCAAGCTCTTCTGTGACTTCTTGAGCGCCATTAACCTCTATAGCCCCCACCCGCTTTTTTATAAGCCTTCGCCAACATTTGCGCTTTTCTTGCTGACCATTGACCCGGCTTGCCGCCCTTGCCACCAGCCTTTATACGATTAAATATACGCTTTCTCTTCTCTGGTTGGGTGTAATTGCCAGCTTCATTAACCCGACTTTTAGATTTCTTCTTTGTTTTGCCACCTTTGCCAAAACGAATAATCTCAAGGTCTTTAGCATCATCACCTGTAGAGGTTCTGTTACTTGTTAGTTGACTGCCCATCTGGGAACGAGAAATAGCCATTTAACATTTCCACCGTTTTCTTGCTTGCCTCAATCTGCTGTTAGGATCTTTAGCAGCTTTAGGAAACTTCTTCATCTGTCCAGCGGAACGGGCGCAGAAAGACTTGCGCCGCTTTGCATCCTTACTCCCCTTCTTAACCGTGCCTGTGACAGCCGTTTTTAGCTTAGATCCGGGGTTATCTCTGCGATACTTTGCAACGCCTTTCTTAGTCATCCCCGCCCCAGACTTTGTGGGACGTTTATGACCACCTTTTATGCTGTGCCCCTTCATGGAGCCTTTCTTTTTCTCAGCCATGACCTACTCAAAAAATATTGTAACGCTTACGTTTGATGGTAGGGAAGCGTACACTCCGTTCTTAGCTAGGATGCCATCTCCCGGTATTATTATATCAACCGTGCTTACAGCCTTTTCATCAACTTCAAGCAAAACTGTACCTGATGCTGCGGATGCATTATCATAAAATACGACATCACCTGAACCTCCAGATGCCGTATTCACAACCACACCTCTTAGTCGGCACCTTCGATTTACAAGTGCCGCTGAGGTATGCGAGTGTATAGATAGTACATCATTACCAGCCATACATCACTCCAGTAATA